TAGTGATGTGATAACTTTTGTTTGAAATGTATGTCCGTATTGGGATAAATTATCCTGCATACTTGTTCCTAATCGAATTTAATGTTGTAAAATTTTTCTTCAACCACTCGTCCCAATTCAATAAAACGTTTTGTAGTTTATCTTCTACAAACAATTTATCTAACTCAATCTTATTCATACCACCAATTTCACCATCAACTATATTACGAATTGTAGATTTCGTTGATGCTGGAATATCAACATCTTCGAGTTGCATTATACGATGATTGGTTTCCAATACTTTCAGATTTTGTTTTAGTTCTTGAATTGCCTTCGATTTGTTATCATACAATTTACAAAATTCTATGAACATTTCCAAATTTATTTTTCTTTTTTCTGATAATATAGGGAAATGTTTGAGAATGGATTTGTCACCGATACCTTTTATGCCAACAACATTATCACTCTTGTCACCAAGAATTGATTTGTATATGATGTAATTCTCACACCATATACCAGTTTCTTCCAAAAGGTTTTCGGGTGTATACATTTTCTTTTTAGTTGGCAAGTAAACGCCAACCCTATCCGAGACTAATTGTAAAAAGTCTCTATCGTTTGATAGGATAACACATTTCTCTTTGAAATAAGAAGAAAGATATGCAATCGCATCATCTGCTTCGATTTTATCAATGGAGAGTATTGTTAGTGGCAGATTTTGTAGGAATGAAAAAACACGAAACAGTTGATATTTTATCGATGATTGTTCATCGTCAATATCCTCAAATCCTACTACACGGTTTAATCGTGACTTGATTGCCCTACCTTCCTTATAGTTTGAATAGATTTCTTTTCTTCGTTGTGAACCACCTTTACCATCAAAGACCACAACAACCCGCGTGGGATTAACCATACGGATTGTTGCTCCAAGAGACTTCAAGAATCCAGAAAGACCACCAACATGAACACCATCTTCGTTTAATGTGGGAATAGCGGAGAAGGTGCGTATAAAAAGATTCATCCCATCAACAATCAAAACCTTACTATCACGATGTAGGTTTTCTTGTTCAGTTCTTTCTGTTTCTATTTCTTGTAAAAGTCTTTGATATTTTCGGTTCATACTTCATCTTGTAATAATGGTTCATTTGAAAGAGTTACATCGTCAATTCTGGCTTCATCCAATTTCTTGTATTTCATAATTACCTTATCAGCAATTTCATCATATACTATATCGTATAATTCAGGATCACTCATAATCTTTTCAACAAATTCTTTGGATTGAAATTTGATAACTTCTCCAGAACGTTTATCTGTCCATGAATACCAAGCACCAGATTGAGATACAAGGCTGTGTTCTTTCATAACAGTAAGCCAACTACTGTAATCATCAATACCACTATCAAAGTAAACCTCGTATTCACACTCACGAAGTGGTGGACCACATCTGTTTTTAACTAACTTTGCCTTAACTCTCGAACCAACGATTTCATCACGACCTTCTCTCTTTGCCTTAATGGCACCGATTGAAGACAGACGAAGACGAACAGAGGCATGAAAAGGAATACCTTTACCACCTGGTGTTGTCCAAGGATCAGAGAATGCTGGAGCATTAAGTTTCTGACGAAGTTGGTTTGTGATAATCAAACAAATACGCTCTCTACCGATAAGATTTGTAATCTTTCTCATTGCCTTTGAAATGATAAGTGCCTTTGCCGTAGCATAACCATCTTTATCAAAATCTGCAGCCATTTCTGTTTTAGTGGATGCACCGGCTATTGAATCAACTACAATAGTTACCAATCTATCTTTATCGGATGAACGAACTTTGTCAATGATAACATCAACGGTTTCAAAAATATCTTCTACGGTTTCCAATGGAATGTATAACATATCTTTTAAGTTCAAACCGATTGCACTCAAATACTCAGTAGCAATAGCATTCTCGGTATCAATATAAACAGCAAGACCACCTTTCTTTTGTGTGTTGAGAAGTGCATGGGCTGCCAATAGAGATTTACCAGATTGTTCGAGACCTGTTATTTCAGATACACGACCAACAGGAAAACCACCATACTTACGATTGGAAATGGCCAAGTCCAACATGGTTGAGCCAGTTCCTACCCATTCTTTTACTATCGTAGGTGCATCACTATCACCTTCAAGAAAGTAAGCGGTCTTAATGTTTTGAGCTTTGAATTGTTTGTTTATAGTTTCGGCAATGACTCCACCGAGTTCATCGGAAAGATCACTTTTTGATTTTGCCATAACTCACCCTTATTAAAATAGGTCATCAAATGTAACACCAATATCATCAGCAGATTTAGTTGGTGATATTGAATTTGTTTCCTTTTTTTCTTCCTTTTGTGTTTCTTTTTTAGAAGAAGAATATGTTAATTCTTCAGTTTCTTCATCAGAGGAACCCAACCAAGTTTGTAATTGAATCTTCAATTCATCATAAGTAGGTTCTGGATATAATTCAGTAATATTTGCCTGTTCTTTTATTTTTTGCAAAATATCTGAATTTTCAGTAGCAACTGTTTCTTTTGGTTTAATTCTGATTGTTGTTTCTGTATAATCTCTACCAGTTTCTTCTGGCGATTTTACAGTCACAACAATATCTCTACCGGTTTTTAAATCGGACAAATCACCGTAATCAGGATCTGCAAAGAAAGCAAGAAGTTCTTGATATAGTTGTTTTCCAAATCCCCAAAACTTAACTCCTTCATTTTCTTGACCACGAATGATAATAGGAACGAAGGTTCTCATTTTTGGTTCTAATTTTCTCCCCATAATCCAGTCTTCTTTTTCTCCAGTTTGTTTCATTTTTTCTGCAAAATTTACAATAGGATCAGGTCTACCAAATGATACGGGAGAAAGAATGGATCTTTTTCCAAGATTGTAGTGAAAATACAATTCTAAAAAAGGATTGGAAAGATTATGAACATATGGGACAATACGAATTTGGTGTTCACCCGGTTCAGGTTTCCAAAGATTAGATGTGCGATTGTTTGTGTTTTTTAAAGAGTTCAAACGGCTCTTGATTGCATCTAAGTTAATACTCACGATGTAACTCCTAATGTGTAATAAAAATAATGATTAACCACTAATGGTTATTGATTAATGTATACTAATATACGAATTTAATGTTTAATAAGCAAATTTTATTTTATTTTTTTAGTAAGTTTTTTAACTTAATGCCAACCGATTCTGGAAGTTTCTCGGTATTTGTTGCACTATTTTTCCAATCTGGTGCATCATCGGTTTGTGGCATAACTTCTCTTGATGGGGCACCATCAACTGGCTGATTATTTTCATTCATTTTTTGAACATTAGACCAGATATAGTCTGCAACCTTTTCGGGTGTATCGCCTTTTTCATATTTAGCAAAAACAGAAACTACATCATCTTGTATGTTTTCGATTACATATTTTTTTAATACATCTTCACTTATGGTAAAAAGATTTATACCACCACCTTCTGCACTTGGTATCTTACCCAACTCTGCACCAATACCTAGTTGAGTTGTTTTTAATGCCTCTATTGGTTTTTTTATATTTGTCAAATCGATTGCCTTTATTCTAGCATAAGGATTTATACAATATAATTGTGACCAACGGTGATGACCGTCTATGATGAATTGCCCTCCACCTCCGGTGACTATTGGCGTATTATTAATAATAACTACACCACCACGAAGATATGTTTCTGTATTGTTAGCATATTTTAATGGATAGCTCAAGGATTTACTCAATACAACTTCGTTTTGAGTTGGTTTTAATTTAATACATTGAGGTGATATAGTAGATGTTTGAACAGGTGATTCGGATGATAATGATTTTATTGCATCCAAAAATTTTGGATCATCTATATTATCACCCAATTCTTTTACAAAAGTAACATAATCTTTTTTCAAAATACGCTTCAATTCTTCTTTTGCATCATTTTCTTTTAATATATTAGAAAGTTTTATCATGCTTTATTATTTGAACCTTTTATCTTTTTATCAATTACCACACTTCTAACGATTTCTCTAATTTTTTTACTCAGTCTTCTTCTATAATATTCACTCATCTTGTTTTCTTTTTTTGGTTCTTCTGATGATTGAGTTTCTTCTTCTTCTGGCTCCGACTCTTCCGATGAACCCATGCTAGATAAAACTATGGAATCTATTTTATCCGATAAGTTTTTTGTTGCATTATTCAAATCGGATTCAATTTTTTCAAACAACTCCTTATCGGAATCGGTTAGCCTCTGTTGTAT